TATCTTTAAATAATTTTAAAAAATTAGGTTGTGAAATAGGTGGAGATACTATTAGTACTATCTTAAATAATGGAGGAACTTTAATATGATAGTAAAACAAATAAAAGATATAAGTGAAATAGAAGAAGCTACTTTTGAAGTGTTATCTCAATACACTAATATGCCTTCTATTAAAAATTTTGATAATGACAGTAAAGAAGATACATTTGAATTTGGTATTGATAGAGAAATTAATGATTTTGATACAAAAGAAAACTTTGATTCTTTAGGAATAGTTAAGCTTAATAAAAAAGTATATCCTTATGTAGTAAAAATACTTTTTAAAGTAGATAATGTAATTGAATTAGTTAGTGATTTAACAGAATATAAAGATGTACTTAATAAGCATATTATTAAATCAGAAGAAATTAAAAATATTTTATTTGAAAAGACTAAAAAATTCTGTGATTTAAATAATATAGATATATCTATATTAAATGAATTATTAACAGAAAAGATAGAAGAGGAGAAAAATTAAATGGAAAAATTTAAAATGAAGCTTGAAGAATACAGAAAGTTAATTGGTTATATTAGTGAATTAGAAAAACATCCCGATCCATGTAAAAGATGTTCAATGATAAACTATTGTGGATGTTTTAGTATAAGTCCTACTAGTTGTAATGAATATAATGATTATCAATTATTTAAAAATAAACTAAATGAAACATTAGATAATCCAAGTATTCTAGACGAAGAAAATGTTAAAAAGTTTATTAAAAATCATTTAGAAATTCATGAAATGTATCAAAAAAAGAAATTATTAGATCAAGGAATTGACAAATTAGTAAATAAAAATAATGAATTAATTGAAACATATGTAAAAGAATAAATTATAATTAAATTAATAAATTATAATAAAAACTCTAATGACTATTTTAAAAGTCATTAGAGTTCTTTTTTTTATCCGTGTAGTACTTTTGGCTTTGGTAAATCTTTAATAGAGTGAATACCATCTCCAATTACAATAGTACCATCTTCTAGAATTACCTGTTCACCGCTTTCAGGAATTCTATCTTTTTCATTTTCCATATAAACATCTCCATTCAAATTTTAATTATTTTTATGTTAAAATAATTTTTTATTATAAAATATATTTAAAAATAAATACTTATACCAACAAAATTATATAAAGATGGAGGTGTAGCTCAGTCGGTTAGAGCAGAGTCCTTATAAGGCTTGTGTCGTTGGTTCAAGTCCAACCATCTCTACCACTTTTTTAAATTTATTATTTGTCATTATTTTTGTTTTTTTATTACTTTTTTCCATTAAGACTTTAAAGTCTTAATGGAATTTTTTTAATCGTAATAAAAATTATATAAAAATATATATTATTATTATGTATAATGTGATATGTATTTATCATGTTTACAAAAAAGAAAGGAGGATATATTTATTATTTATATTAATTTGAAATCGGAAAGGAGGCTAGGAAAAATGGGAGATCTCTTTGACGATTGGGAACTAGGAGTAGATTGGGATGATTAAAAATATTAATTTTAAAATAGATTGGGATGATTGATTAAAGTACTAATTTTAAAATAGATATAACCTTTAAAAGGTTATATCTATTTTTTTTTAATAAGTCATAGAATAAATAGCTTGAATTGCTTCATTTTTAACTGTTCTACTAGTACCACCAGAAACATTAAGTAAATAGTTTTTAGAATTAATAAGTTCTTCAGCTTCAGCATTAGCTTCTTGTGTAAAAACACCTCTTATTGATACGGTGTCACCATCAAAGTCTCCCCCCATGGCAGCTAAATAATAACTATTAATTCTACAAGTATCTACGAAATAATCATGTTGACCATTTTTAGATTTTTCTGGATATTCTTCTAATATTAAAGGATATTCTTCAAAATAATCATTTCCTAAAGTCATTTTACATGTTTTCTGTGTTGAAAGAACTTTAATACGACTAGGATAGATATTATGAAAGTTAGTAATAGGATATCTAGTAACATATACATGTTTATTTTCTACAACTTTAATAGCTACTATATATAATAAATCTGTAAGAGTAAAATCTCTTTTTAATTCATTTTTATATAAAGATAAATATCTAATAGTTCCTGTATCATCTTTAAAAGAAATTTTATCAAATCTTGCTTCATGATTTTTAATAAATGTATTCATTAATTTTTTTATATGTTCCTCATCGAAATTATCCATAAAATGATCTACAGAAGTATTATGTAGTTTAGCTTCATCTTTTATTTGGTCTAATCTAGTTTCAAACCAAGATTGAATTTCATAAACAAAAAAAGGAAAAAATATAGTAATTACTTGTGATAATGGAACACCAGTTTCACCAAATCTTACTTGAGTAGTTTTCCATGTTTGTGAATTTACTTGAGGACAAGAAATAACTGAACGTGTAGCATAGTCTATAGATTTACCTAGTAAACTTCTATGAATTAAACCAGTCTTTTTAGCTAATTGACTAGTACAATAATCATAAATTTCTACTAATAAATCTTGTATTAAAGCATCATTATTATATGATAAAAAACTAAAACTAAAATCATCAGATGATTGACAGTATCTAATTAATTTAGAATATAAATCATTAATACTATCTACAGCATCAACTCTTTCATTATTATCTGTAGGAGTAAAGTCTCTAATAAATGGTGGCATTACTAAAAACTTATCAATAAATAATTCATTCTTACTTTTTTTAGTCAAAATAGTTATTTTATCATTTCTAGTAAATGAATCAGAAGCTTTCCATTTAATATTATCCCAATTATCATAAAGAAATTTTATACCAGTTTCGCCATCTTCAGGAGCTTCAATTATTTCTCCTTTACCATTTAATTTAAAATACTTAGTACCATTAATACATTGAGATAGTTTTCTATTCATAGAAATTAATATTTTATATACTAATGGATGTAAATATTTCTTTTTTAAATCTATATATCCAAATATATTTTTTCGATCATCAGAACCCATTTGACCAAATAATTCTATAGATAACAAACCATCTTCAGTAGGTTTATTACCAAAATTAAATAATATTGAATTCTTAATTTCTGGACATTTATTTCTTTTAATAAATGTATCCATATCTAATAAATCTATTTTCATTATTAATACACTTCCTTTCACAAATATAAAAGTATAAGATAATGTTGACATATAATTTTTTAATATAAAAACTATTATTTATAAATATAAAAGAAAGGTTAGATGATATGTTACAATGTATTATGATTATGATGATATTTATTTAGAAGGTTATTATGATGCTTTAGAATATTTAGAAGAAAATCCAATTGTAGATTTTGGTGCAGATGCATTTGATGGTACTAAAGATATTATAACTAAAAATAAACATGCTAAAAAATTATATAATAAAGGAACAAATATAGCTGGAAAATATATAGATAAAGCTACAAAAAGATCCTTTAGTAATGCTTTAGAAAAACGTATAAAAAAAGGAAAAAATGATGTTAGTCCTGAAGTTGAAGCAAGATATAAAAGATATAAAAAATATAAATATAAAAAATATGGAAAAGCTGCAGTAGGTTATGGTGTTATGGTTCCAAAAGGTCCAACAAGTCTTCCAGTTTCAACTGCTGCTATAGGAGCAGGCGTTAAAAAAAGAAACGAACGTAAAAATAAAAAATTAGCATATGCTGAAGGGTATTATGACGCTTTAAATGAAATGTATTAATAAAAAATTCTCATTATAGGAAATTCCTATAATGAGATTTAATTTAAATATTATGATATGGATTCATGGCTTTCATATTATATCTATTTAATTCCATAAATTTATTCATATCAATTGGATCTTTTCTATTAGCTAATACATCATTTAAGAAATAATAATCTTCTTCATATTTAAAATTATACTTCTTAACAAATTGTCTATAATCATTATATGAAATTAAATTAGTATAATCTCCTTCAAGTCTAGATATATAATTTCTATAAAATTTCTTGATATCCTGCTCAGTTAATTTATAAATTAAAACACCTGCACCTACTAAAGTTGCACCTGTAAATATAGGTTTACTATATTCACCACCAAGTTTATCTGCCACACCTTTTGCAACAACTGCAGTACCACCTAGCATTAAACCTTTAGAAGTTAAATCTGCTGCATCTTCTTTATATGTTGTATTTAAAGGATGTTCACACAAAGGTTTTCTAGATTTACGAAAGTGTTGAATATGCTGCTGAGCTTTATTATTATCTTTATTATTTTCATCACAATCTGAATCACAATCCTTTGTAGGTTTACTACATGGATTAGTCTTTTTTTTACCTGTATTATCTAATATAATTGAATTATAATTTTCTGGATCATCAAAATCAGTCATTCTGTCTCTATATGTAGGATAAATATCACTAAGTTTTTCTTTCTTTTCTCTACCACCTAAAAATATTTTTTTGCCTTCAATATCTCCATAAGGTAGATCGTCATAAAAATGTTTTGACATAAAATATCACCTCTCTTTAAAAATATAAGAATATGTTGAATTCTTATTTATTTAGTTACAAAAATGTGAAAAAAAAATCCCTAAGTCAATATGACTTAGGGAATATATTAAATTTATTCATATATTTTAATTATAGATTTTAATATATTTTCTATATTATCAAATTCTGTGTAAGGAATCCTATATAAATCAATATTATCATGTAAATTACAATAATCATCTTTTATTTTATCTCTTAATTGTTGCTCTTTTAAATTATTACCATAAAAAGATTCTTGATAATGTTGTATTCCATCATACTCTATTAAAATTATTTTACCAGAATCATCTTGAAGTTTAAAATCAAATTTTAATGGTAATTTATATTTACAATCATTAAAACTATACTGCTCTTCAAAATCATATTCTTGATTTTCTAACCATTTACGAATTTTTTCTTCTCCCTTTGAAGATTTACAATAAGGACATCTACAACCTTTAATAAATGTATCTGGCTTAGTTTCATAGATTTTATTACATTTTTTATGAAGTATTTTTATTTTAGTTTTATTATTAATATAATCAGATAATAATATATAATCTTCATTAGATAATTTATTAAATTCATCTTTAAATTCTTTATTTGATTTATAATTTTTATAACAAATAGGACAAGTTGTGAATCTATGAGGTGTTGTTGTAAATATATTATTACAAATTTTATGTTTAATTTTTATATTTTTATTACTTCCTTCATAATTACTAATAATTTCATAGTCATTAGTAATTTTATTAAAAAATGTAGAATTTTCTTTATTATTTCTTTTAGAATTTTTAATTCTTTTACATTCAGGGCAACCACAACCATTTAATATATTATGCGGTGATACTTTCCATTCATGATAATTACATTTTGGCGAATTATGCCTATGTAAAATTTTTGTGTCATAAGAAATATATTCATCGATTAATAAAAATTCTTTTGGAAGTCTTTTTAAATATTCTTCTTTATTAATTTTTTTAACATTTTTATTTCTATTTTTATAAGAACATTTTGGACAAGGAATTTTAATATTATTTAATATATGATAACAAGACATTTCAAATTCAGTATCACATATAGTATGTTTAAATATAAGCTTACTAGTATTATTTTTATAATTTTTATAACTATTTTCATTTAAAATATACTCATTATTCCATTTTTTATTTAATTGAAATTTTATTTCAATTAAACTTTTTCTTTGAGTTTGAATATTTTTTTCTTTACCACAAACTGGACAACCTGCCTTTGGAATTTTACAAATTAAATTTGCAGGGATCACTTTCCATTCATGATAATTACATTTTGGCGAATTATGCCTATGTAAAATTTTTGTTGAATTATTTATATAATTTTCTAGTCTAATATATTCTCCTTTAAATTTTTCATATAATTTTTTATCATACTCTTCATTTGTTAATTTATTTCCCATATTTAATACTTACTTTCTTTATTAAAAAAAATTCCTTAAGTCAAATAAAAACTTAAGGAATTTTTTAAGATATTAATTTTTATTATATTAATAATGTACTACACGACTGTCAATTTCAGATTTCTTTGAATGATTTATAGGTCTAGAACTTGCATCAGTTAAATAGCCACTGATTCTACGAATTACCTGTTGTTTGCTAGGATCATCATTACCACAATTAGGACAAGTGTAACCTTTCTTCGTTGGTATATGCTCACCTACAAAACCACATTTATAACATCTATCTTCTTTTACATTGATAGACATATAAGGAATTTTAGATTCATAGCTATAATTCCATAAAGGTTCAAGAGCCTTTGGATTATTCTTTAGAGAATTACATTCCATCATAGATGTAACACCACCTGGAGTATACTGTGTGAATTCTCCTTCAAAATCAATCTTCTCAAATGCAGTAGCATTCTGTTCAACATCTAAGTGAATTGAATTAGTATACCAATCTTTATCAGTGATACCTTCAACTTCACCAAATAATTTTTTGTCAGGACCAATAAACTTATTCATTAAATTCTCAGCAGGTGTACCATATACACTAAAATACCAAGTACTTTCATCAGACCAAGCTTTAGTAGCTGCATAAAGTACTTTCATAATATTTTTACCTTTTTCAATAATAGCTGGATTATTAAACATCTTTTCATTATAAAGTGCTAAAACTGTTTCATGTAATCCAACATATCCAAGTGATACTGAAGCTCTTTTATTAATAAATACTTTTCCTACTTCTTCATCTGGATATAAACTAAATCCTGTAGCACCATAAGCGCCTACAGTAGCATCACCATAAAGAATTGGTGATACTTTTGCTTTAACATGAATTAAAGAATTTGCTCTATAAAGTAATCCTTCATGAGCTACATCTAAAACTTCATTAAGCTTTTCAAAGAAATATTTTTCTCTAGTAGAAATTACATCAGATTCATTTCTAGCTTCTAATGCAATCTTTACTAAATTTATACTTATAACCAATTATACCCTATCTTTCGATATATTTAAAAGGGTTTGGAATACACCTTCATAATATAATTTTTTTTATATTATGTCCGCATTATACTCTCTGAACCTTATTCTTTATATAAAGAATCTTGGCTGCTGATTATCCATTATTAAAATGTACTTAGGACTTTATATAATTAATATAAAGCTTTTATTTCACCTTATACCATCTTAACTATTTTTTCTGCTTTCGCAACATTCACACTTAGAATTACTTCTTATGTTGTAGTTAGTTAAGCTTTAGGAGTTTCCAGCATTTTAGCAGATTTTCAACACATATTTACATATATATTGGGGCATTTATAAGTTTACCCATATTGTTTCTTCCATCATATTCTTCAAGACCTGTTGAAGGATTTACCCAACGATGTAAAAAGCTACGACACACTTTTAATTTATATTTCTATAAATAGTAGACTATCTCTTCATATATAAAATATGCTATGCACTTCGGTGATGCTATAAAAAACACCATATAGATTATTTCAAATCTATCCCTACTCTACTCCCTTCTTCAACTGTTTAACAGTTTATGGTTTCGATAGTCGTTACACTTTTCTATTGTTAATCATTTATTTATATTCAAACCACCAAATATTTAAATATGGTTTATTTGTTTTATTATTTAAAATTTTATATACATTTGAATGAGTTTTTAAATCAAGTTTTTTAACACATTCACTAATACTATTAAATTCAAAAGATTCTTTAGTTTTTAAATTTTTAGCAATCACTGGTTTAGAATTAACTGAATTTCCTTTACGTTTTTCTTTTGAATCAATTTTTTCAAAAATATATTTCTTTTTATATGGAGATTTAGTTTTCCCTTCAAGCCTTCTAGTAATATTGGCATGACCTTTAATATCTAAATCTCTACAACAATCCATAATCGAGCCATATATTTTTTCTTCTTTTGTAATAATATTGATAGCTTTAATTTTAACAGAATTTGGATTATTTTCACCCATTTTAGTTTCTGATAATTTTTTAGAAATTATTTCTTTATTTGGGTTATTCGTCCAAGTATCACCTCCACATTTTTTACCACTATCATTAATATTATATCCTTCATTTATTGTATTTAATTTATGAATCCAATAATATTCTCTTTCATTTAGTTCTTCTTGGCTAGAACATTCTTCAATTAAATGAATATTAAATTTATCTGATCCATATTTTTTCATAGCTCTATGAATTTTAGAATTACATTTTTGTTCTAATTGATATCCTTTATGTCTATTAAATCTTTCTTTTAAACTTTCTGTAGTTTGTCCTATATAAAGTTTATCATTAATAGTATTAGTAATCTTATAAACATAAAAAGACATTATATCACCATCCATTTAATTTATAAGATTAACAATAGACTTAGCACGGTATTACCTGCTATCCATATTTCAGGACCGTAGGTTCTCTTAGAAAGCTTATTTATATATTTCACTTTTACCGTTAGCAATACTTTATAAAGTATTACACCCTATATATTATAGGTTCACATAGTTTTAAATGAGCAATCATTACTTACCCATCGGGGATTTAAAACCATTAGATTTTTCAATATCGACTACTCTATGTTCTTCATCTTTATAAACTACTTCTCCACCACAAACTTTACAAATATTTTCGTAATTTAAAATATCTGGATACATTCTTGTTGAAGAACATTTCATAGCTAAACATCTAATATCATAATTAGGATCTTCTTCATAGAAGTTAATACCTTTACATTGAATAAATAAAAGCTTTGGAAATACTGGTGTAGATTTATTCTTTCCAATACCTTCAATTCTTATTTTAAGTATAGATTCTTGAATCATTCTAGATTCAATTGATGTTCCAAGACCGAACGAGATGCTTACAAACATTTATACCGTTATTTTCATAATACTTTAACACTCATTTAAGAGTCGGATTAGACTATCTCTTTATCCTATTTTAAAGGATACCAGACACTTCGGTGATATTATAATAAATAATACCATATAGATTATTTCAAATCTATCCCTACTCTACTCCCTTCCATATATTTTTTAATTATATGTGGTTTCGATAGTCGTTACACTTTCTAACTTTAAATATTTAAAATTAGCTTAGCACGGTATTACCTGCTATCCATATTTCAGGACCGTAGGTTCTCTTAGAAAGCTTATTTATATATTTCACTTTTACCGTTAGCAATACTTTATAAAGTATCACACCCTATATATTATAGGTTCATCTGGTTTAACTTATATATTACTATATAAGTGCCCTTTATATATTTAATTTATTATTTTATAATTAAATATAAGCTGGTTCAGGCGTTTGACCATTAGTCGTGAATAGAGTGTTCACTTGATATTCTAAACATTGAATACCATCATAAACAACCTTTTCAATTTTTTTCATAGCATTATCAATAATTTTCTTTTTATCAACTCTTGAAATATTAATATTAATATTATTTCCAATAGTATGATATAAATGATCAGTAGCTTCTAAATACTTATTAATATTTTCAATACTATCTGTATACATAGGTGAAATCATTTCATTCCATACTTCGTCAATATCAAAATTACTATCATCAATATCTTTTTCAAAGTTTATATAATCTTTAATTTTTTCCTTTAAGATTTTAATATAACTTTTAACTACATATGGAACTAAACCTTCATCAATTCTATTAATAGTTTGTCCACCATATTGAGAACAAGCTACACCTTGAATAATTTGACTTACTAAAGTACAAGCTACATCAAAAGATTTAGGAGTTTCAATTAATGCATTACCTACAATAAATCCTTTTTCAAGCATAGTTCTATAATCAATAAGCATACAATTATACATATTGAATAAAGGTGAATAATCTTCATCATGCCAATGAATATAGTTATTATCTCTATACTTCTGAACTCTAGGTGGAATTAAATGAAGATCCTTGGTAATCTCTTTAGCAACCGTTCCTGCTAAAAGATCTCTTTGTACATAAAGCTTATCGGCAGCTTTATTAGCATTCTCTGCAATAATATCTGGATCTGTATAATCTAAAAGACCATGAATCTTTTTTACTAAATTAGAACTTCTCATTCTACTAGCATCTCTAGCACCTCTGAATGATGTATATTCTCTAGCCACTTCAGGATTTTCATCCATAAGAGTAGTTTCTACAGTTCTTTCAATTTCATGAATATCAACTTCATTATCAAAATTAATATAGATAATATCAGATACAGTATTAGTAATATCATATGCAGTGTCTAAATCATCAATTTTATTGAGCTTAGTCATAGCTTTAATAATAGCATTTGTAATTTTATTAGGATCGAATACCTCTTTTCGACCATCTCTTTTAATTACATACAATTTTTTAATGTCTTCCATGTGAATTTCTCCTTTACTAACATAGAAATTTTCAAATTTGAATATTATTTTGTTATATCCCTACAAAAATAAAAATCGCCATGTTTTATCTAGAAATTTCATCCATTATAATATCATTTTATAATGGATGATTTAATTCCTAAATAAACTAAAATTAATCAAATGATAATGATTCATCATTATATTCAAAGTCACTTTCAAGCTCTTCATCATTATCTGAAGTACTTATATTAGTAAACTTTTTTCTTTTTCTGCTATTACTCATTTCAATAGTTTTTACATTCTGATTAGAATTAGCTATAACATTAATATCATCTTTATCAGGTGAATCTGAAATTCTCTCTACACCAAGAGGTTCTGCACTATCATAATCAGTAGCAATTTTAAAGTTACAGTATCTTGGATCTTTTTCAAAAGGCTGTGCAAAATAATCAATACCACTATCACCTCTAGCCATGATACATTTAAATGTCTGATAATAAGTATCTGAATCTTCATCCTTTTCTCTATTAGTAATGATTGTATAATCAGCATTCTCATAAATAAGTGAAGATTCACCAACCTGAGAACCACCTAATTTTCTAGCCAAATCTTTCTTTCTATTTGATTTAGCAGATTCAACAACCTTAAGACCATCTCTATTAAGCTGTGAAGCCGTTAATACTGGAATCTTTCTAATCTTAGAAAAGTTACAAAACTCATTAATTACTTCACCTAATTCATCTCTTTTTTGTTCTGTTCTATAAGCTCTTTGAGAATGAATTCTCTTAATATAATCTTGTGCTACAAATATAATCTCCTGATTATCGATTAAAGCATAATTTTCATATAGCTTATCCAATTCACCTGTATCTACAGACATATGAGTTCTAAATTCAATTCTTAATGCAATACCAGTTTTTTCAATGGTTTCTTTTTCAATTACATCTAAGATATTATCAACATCTTTATCTGTAATATGATATTTCTTAATAACCTTTCCATTTTTATTCTTTTCTGTTGTATACTTAAAATCAAACTTAATACCTAAATATCTATAAATTCTTTCAAATGTTTCAATCATACTATTTTCCATAGTGAAATATAAAACAGCAGGTGTCTTTTCAGGATCTTTTAACTGATAATCAACATAGTTAGTTACTATATTCATAACAATATTAAGCATTGTACCTGATTTAAAACTCTTTGCAACACCTAATAATAGATAGCATCTTTCTTCCTGAAGTCCACCTCCAAGCATTTTATCCAATAGCTTATAACCTGTTGGAATTTTATTACCTGGATTATAAATACTTTCAAGAGATTGTCTAATAACTGTCTTAGCGTTATGTCTATCAGTAATATTAAATGAATTTAATTTACCATCGGTGTCCATTGAATTAAGATTAAATTTTCTATTCAAATTAATCAATACTTCTTTAGCCACTGGTAGAATTGTTTCATTTG